ATCCGGCCCGTAATCAACGGCTGCGAGACGATGCCGCTGGCCGCCGGCATCGTCATTCACGTCTACGCCCTCGACTTCGTCTACGAGGGGCCTCGTGTCCGCGAAGTCATGCGGCATTTCGAAGTGCTCGACACAAGGCCGGAGACGCTCTAGCAGACGCTTGGGCCGGGCGGGTCACGCCCGCCGGCCGCCGGGGGCCGCCAAATAAAATGGCGGTATCAACCCGGCAGCGAGGTGCGTCATGTGGAGCGCGGACGAATCCGATTTCTTTGACGATCTGGATGCCGAAGTCGAAGAAATGCTGCTGATCGAGTTCCTTTGAGGCGTTGGGGCATGTGAACATTGGTACACTAATGCTAGGGCACCGCCCTCGCACGGAGTACCTATGTCCGCGACCGACGACATTCTGGCAGCAATCGCCGCGAATCTCGCGCAGCCCAAGCGCGCCCGCACCGATGCCGGTGAAGTCGAGCAGCACGACCTAGACCAGCAGGTGGCCGCTGCGAAGTTCGCCATCACCATGTCGGGCGTTAGCCGCTCTCCTTTCGCTGCCCTACGGTTCGCGCAGACCGTATCGCCAAACGCATCGGGTGCTCCCGATCCGGCAACCACCAGCGTATACCCGCCACCCGGCATGGCCGGGCTTCCCGGGTATTCACCCTACGGGTGCCAATAGCGTGAAGCTGCCGTCTTTCTTCTCGCGGAAATCCGCCCAGCCTGCGGCAGTGCAGGCCAGGTACGACGCCGCGCAGACAACGCCAAACAATCAGCGGCATTGGGCACAGTCCGATTGGTGGAGTGCCGACGCGGCCCTGCACCCCGGCATCCGCCGGACGCTGCGGGCTCGCGCACGGTATGAGGCCGACAACAATTCGTATCTGGCCGGAATGCTCTCGACGCTCTCGACCGATTTGGTCGGCACCGGCCCACGGCTGCAGCTCATCATCCCGGGCGTTCAGCCGGAGGACACAAATGTCCGCGGCGTGGAGCACAACGTCCACGAGTGGGCTCGTGCAATCGACCTAGCGAACAAGCTTCGCATCATGCGGCGGGCTCGTGCGGTGGACGGAGAAGTGTTCGCTCGCAAGAAAACCAACCGCAAGCTTGACGGCGTTCAGCTCGACATTGAATTGCTTGAGGCCGACCAGGTGGCGAATCCGCAGTGGATTCTCCAACTGGGGCAAATCGACGGCATCAAGCTGGACGAATCGGGCAACGTGTCCGAGTGGCACGTCCTAGAAAATCACCCAGGATCCCTGACGTGGACAAGCTACACGGGCGAGTGGGTCAGCTCCGAACGGATTTTGCACTGGGCCAACAAGGTCCGGCCGGGCCAGCATCGGGGCGTGGGCGAAATCGTCCCGGCCCTTGAGCTGTTCGCGATGCTCAGGCGGTTCACGCTCGCGACGGTGCAGGCCGCCGAGACGGCCGCCGACTTTGCCGCGTTGATCCACACGAACGCACCGGCCGGCGATTCTGGCACGGCCGCCGTGCCGTCGTGGGACACGATGCCGATTGTCCGCGGCATGGCGATGAGTCTGCCCGATGGGTGGGACGCAACGCAGATGAAGCCGGAGCATCCGACTTCGACCTACAGCGATTTCGAGAAGCGGCTGCTCAACCAAATCGCCCGCTGCTTGAACCTGCCGTACATCGTCGCGGCCCTTGATTCATCGCAGGCGTCCTACAGTTCGATGCGTGGCGACTACCTCGTGTACCGCAAGAGCGTGAATTGCCTCCGCGAGGATTTGGAGCGGAACATCCTCGACCCCCTGCTTGTGGATTGGCTGGACGAGGCCGCCCTTATCAAGGGCCTCCTGCCGGACGGCCTGCCGCCAGTAGTCGAGTGGAATTGGCGGTGGATTTGGCAGGGATGGGAGCACGTCGATCCGACCAAGGAAGCCGACGCCCAGACGATCCGTCTCGCAAACAACACGACGACGCTGGCCGACGAGTGCAGCAAGGTCGGGGCCGATTGGCGGGAAATCCTTCGGCAGCGGGCCGCCGAGAAAACGCTTATGCGTGAGTTGGGCCTCGATGAGCCGCCGGCCCCGGCGGCCCAGGCACCTCAACCCCAGGAAGCCAACAAGTGAAACAGAAGAATCGACCCGCGACCGTTAAGGCCAGCCGCGTGAACACCGCGACCGCCCCCGGCCGCATCTGTGCAATCGACGCCGAGTTTTCGATCAAGGCCGCCGATGCCGCGGGCGTCACGCCGACGTTTGAGCTGGTGGCGTACACCGGCCGGTCCATCCGGCAGTCGTGGAGCCGCAACGCGCTCGTGGTTGACCTGTCGGGCATGGACAACAGCCGGCAGTCGATCCCGATTCTGTGGGGTCACGACGCCAGCATCGACTCGGTGCTCGGGCAGTCCACCCGGATCGTGAACGACGGCCAGCAGCTCATCGTCTCCGGCGAACTGATCGGCGAAGGCGACACGGCACAGAAGGTAATCGCCCTCGCCCGCAAGGGGATGCGTTTCCAGGCGTCGATCGGTGCGGACACAAGCAGCATCGAAAACGTGGCGGCAGGGCAGTCCGTGACCGTCAACGGCCGTGAGTTCAACGGCCCTATCTCCGTTGTTCGGGGGTCCGCACTTCGCGAAACCTCGATTGTGTTGATGGGAGCGGACGCCCAAACGTCCGCGGCAATCGCCGCCGAGGCGACCGAGGATTCCGATATGGCGCACGACGCCAATCTCTCGCCCACCGACAAGGTGGAAGCCGCGGCGAACGGTGCCGTGGAACCTATCACCAACATCGTCAACGCCAAGGGCGGCGACGGCGCAGCGGTGGACGATCATTCCCCCGGTGCGACCGAGACGCTCAAGGCCGAGCTGAAGGCCGAGCGGGAGGCCCGCGAGGCCCTCGCGAAGCGGATGGAACTGGCCGAGCTGCGGATGAGCCGCGGCGGGGTCGGCATCCACGTTTCGCAGCCGGAAGTGGATTCCGGCAAGGTGGTGGAGGCCGCCCTTGCTTTGCAGTCTGGGCTCCCCAACATCGAGAAGGTGTACGACGCTCGCGTGCTTGAGGCGGCCGACAAGGCCAAGCGAGACGTGAGCGTGGGCCAGGTGTTGCTCAAGGCCGCCAAGGCCAACAGCTACACCGGCTCGGATCGGCTGTCGAGCGGCAACATCGGCCCGGTGCTCCAGGCGGCTTTTGCCACCAACGACATCAGCAACTTGCTGGCGGCCCTCGTCAACAAGTTTCTGCTCGCCGGGTTCATGTCGGTCGAGGACTCGTGGAAGCAGATTTCCGCGGTTCGGAGCGTGTCGGACTTCAAGAACATCAACCTGCTCCGTCTCAACGGCAGCTACAAGTTCCAGAAGGTCGGCAATGGCGGCGAGTTGAAGGTGGCGCAGGGTTCGGATTCCAAGCGGTCTGTCTCGGCCGACACTTGGGGCATCCAAACGTCCCTCACCCGGCAGGACATCATCAACGATGATGCAAACGCCCTGTCGCAGATTCCGCAGCGGATCGGTCGTGGTGCGGCCCTCTCCTTGAACGAAGCCATCTGGGCCGAGTTCGAGGCGTCCAACGCCACCTACTTCCAGAAGGCGACGGCAGCGGCGGGCAATGCCCTCTCGCTGTCGAGCCTCAAGTCGGCCGCCACCGCGTGGCGTCGGCTGACGGACCCGGACGGCAATCCTCTCGGCATCGTGCCGCGGGTGCTGCTCGTTCCGCCGGAACTCGAGCTGACCGCCGCGGAGCTGATGACCAGCGCGTTGCTGATCTCCGGCAACACGACGGCGGCCCCCAACGCGAACGTGCTGCAGGGGCGGTACAAGGTCGTGACGAGTGCCTATCTCACCTCGTCCTCGACGTGGTGGCTGATGGCCGATGCGATGGACCTGCCTGCCTTGGACGTTGTTTTCTTGAACGGCCAGCAGGTTCCGACCATCGAGCAGGTGCAGGCCGACTACAGCCTGCTGGGCGTGGCGATGCGGGGATACATGGATTTCGGCGTGGCGAAGGCCGAGGGCCTCGCCGCCTACCGCATGGCGACCGCTTGAGCCTAACGGCCTGACAAGTGCAAACCGCAGCCGGGGGCGGGCAAAACCCGCCCCCGGCATGACGAACAACGGCTTTCCTTTTTCCAGAAACTTAGAAACGAGGTGATCTAGTGGGTACTGCTTCTGCCTATCAAGGCGACTGCAAGGTCGATTACACGCCCAGCTC